TTTCAGAGAGAGCCTGCATAAATTGAATTGTAGTAAATAGGTTGCCGCCCGGGCAATTGATATGAATTTTAACGACATCAGACGGTCGACTATTTCGTATGTCATGAAACCACTCTATATAGTCAGTCGCGTCACCAATCTCATCTGATAGATAATATTCCTTAACTGATCCATATTCGCTTGTAAAGCAATCAGTAACGCCGCCCTTTAGGAGATCTAGTAGGCCTTTATTTTGTATAGTTTGTTTATGCATGTCCAAATAATTTTTTCGTGTTGTATTCATTTATAATTTCTAATAAATCTGTCGTCCAGGCATCTCGTTTTTGTACAAAGACCAGCGGTTCTTGATGACTTTCTACAGCCATAACAATTACACCCTGATCTACCGGAATGCCAGTGCGCTCTTCGCACATAATTGCATATGCTGCCATTTGAATAAAGTAATTATTAATCTCATTGACAGTCTTTACTCGAGAGCTTGTCTTAAAATCGATTATGCTCTTACGCCCATCAAACTCTGCAACAAGATCAACGCGTCCAGCCAAACCAAGGTGATCAGAGTAGAGTGGAGACTCTTGAAGATATATGTTATCAACCCTAAGATCTAGAATAGGTTTTATAACATTAAACATGTCTTTTACATGTGGCATCTCGGTGTCAGAAAAATATTTTTCTTCATTGTCAATGTAACGTTCAGCGACTAGATGCAATGCAGTACCTCGCGCACATGCATGTCGTGACACTCTATTTGCTTCGGCCTCACCAACACGAGCGCGCCACTCATGCAATGCAGCTTTGCCCCGAACACCAAGTACTGTAGTAATGCTAGGGTACGACTTTCCAGTTGGTGTCTTATAGACTCGCCCAGACGCAGATGTTACTGCCTCGAGATCTGAATACCCTAAATCAATTGGGGTATGGGTGAAAATCTTTCTATTCATTATATGGCATCCCAATCAACAAACATTTTTTGTTGTATTTCCTTGTCTTTTCGACTGTCGTCAAAGCGACTTTTCTTATGTTTTTTGTTATTTGCCTGATCATTAATGTCATCATAATAACCATTTTGCTTTTTCTTGTCTCTATTTTTTCTGCTTCGTCCCATACGTCAACGGGTTTCTATTTTAGTTTGTCTTCCACTTGCTTTTTTTACTTTATTTAATACGTCATTCCAACCAGAACCTGCTCGTTGAAGGACAGTCTTTCCTCCCTCATAAGACACCGCGAGGGAAACTACTCCCCGCTTAACACATTCCGTCTTAGAGCATTGTGGACACGGTAGAGCGATAGGAAGATCACGATCATTCATGAATTGCGTTTCTTCCCATCGTGCGTTGCATTCAACGCAAAAGTAATCGTATCTCATATTATTCTATTCCCAAATTTGGAAAAGCTTTTTTAACCAACGAAGATGTTAGTACTGGATATTTCTTATGCAGTTGTTTATCCTTCATTGCTATCAAAATTTCAGCGTCTAACGCATGCACGTTTTCAAGTAGTTTAATAAACGCTGACTCCTTTTTAACCTTATTATATGTATTGTTACCAACTAATAGCCGAACTAGTACATCAATTTGTTTTCTAAGAGGAGAATAGTTTACGCCAGCTGGGTTTGGACTTGGTGTATACGGAGGAGCTCCCAGAGGAAGGTCAAATTTTATATCAGACCGAAATGCAGCCTGGAGTATAGTCTTTAACTCGTACGACTCGTTTTGTTGGAGAATGAGTATGCGATCTGCGGATTTTCCTGCAGCTTGTACCTTCTCAAAAATTTCAAAGGGGTGTTTTGCTTTGTTGTTTGATGCCGTTTGATGTTTCATAATGTATGTTTTTATTTATGTGTAAAAAATTCTTCTGCGCAGGACATAAGCATATTGCAACGTTTTGAAATAAGATAGTTGAGTACCTTAGAATTTCCAACCCGTGGGCATTCCGAATAAGCAGTCAAGATTGCAGACTTTATATTTTCTGGTGTTTTACTAAGGTCAATTACAGTACTATTTCGGATATAATTACGATACACAACTTCCGGAAGAACTGTTTCTAATTTACCTTCAATTGCTGCGGTGACCCACGTAGCCATCTTTGTTGAACTTAGTGGAGTTTGACGGGTGCCATCAACAAATACTGTATCAGCCGACAAGACATTTGGAATGCCATCGCCGCTATCGCCACGGAAAATATGCTCATATAGATATCGCGCGGGATCTTTATCATTTAGTAACTTTTTAGTCATTGGACTGTACTGGGAAACATTATCATACTTCTGAAGTTGAATAAAGTCTTTGTCTGCGCTGATAATCATTACCGGCTCATGCTGTCCAAATTCCTGAGTAGACTCTACTAACGTACCAATAATATCATCCGCTTCTGCGCCTTGTACGGTTACAACTGGATAGGGCATACACTCAGTTATTTCATCGCGTACGGTATTTACAATTGTGAAAATTTCTTTCCAGTCGAGGTCAGATGCCTCGCGACTTTTCTTACGTGATGCCTTATATTGTGGGTAATAGTCTTTGCGCCAACTACCACCATCACAGGCTATAACCATATGACCATACTTTTCTCGATACTTGAGATTATACATTCTCAGCGAGTTTAAGATAATATGTCGCATAAAGTCTTCAGTGATTTTCCCAGGTCGTGATTGAGAAAATACCGCGGAGATTGCGATTCCAGAATAGTCGATTAGTAGCATAATGTGATTATACAATATAGTGACTTAAATGTACACTACTTTTTCCATAAAACTTTAACATGAGCGCTGTGTATTTTTACACCAATAAATTCGTTGTAAAAATCATCAGTTAGCAACACTTCCCTATCAAACTGTTCCTTTGCTTCCATATAAGACAACTCGCCTTTAGACTTGCCAAGATATATTATTCGACGAATAAAGTCTGATTTGCGAAACTCTACAAGCTCCTTTACTTTTTCGCTGCTACCATAGTATTTTTCCCAGTCGCTCTGTACACACTTTTTTCTTTTGCGAGTTTTGCCTTTTAGTGGAGCTAGTTTTTTCACACTAGATATTAGTTTTTTTCCGATATATTTTTTACCATTTAGGCTATCAGTTATTTCATACACAAACCCAATGTATCCTTCATCAATTTTATCTTGGGCAAGTTCACGAGTAAATGGAAGTTCATTGTATAACCAAGTCATAATCTATATATCAGAGGTCATCAGCACTAGAGTCGTCTTCTGTTCCATAGGCTCGATGGGTTCCGCAGAATGGGCAATATTCTGGGTATAACTCCTCAGGCTCTAGATCTTCAAAATCTTCTTCGTCGTCACAATAATATTTATCAGTTTCGTCGTCCCAAGAGACTTCATAGACATATTTGCATTTGGGGCATCGATTATTTTCTATCATGAGTATTGTTATTTATCAATTAAAATTTTCATCGTTGCATTCGCCACGCCTTTCAAAATAGCAACATATTGCCGCGATGGGCCAAAATACCAACAGTAAAAGCGCTGATACTATCATGAATATTGCTACGAATGGTATTACTACAAACATACCAAGGGCATACCAAAAAGGTGGAAGTTTTATACAGTTTTTACCCCTCACATGTGCTACAAGTTAGGATTGAACGAGCAAGTTCCTGAGAAGGGTTTGCACTGCGTTGATAGTATAATGACTTGATGCCTTGTTGCCAAGCAAAGATCATCAATTCGCTGACTTCCTTGGGTTTAGTGTTGGGTGGGATCATTACGTTGAGCGACTGTCCCTGATCAATAAACTTCTGACGAGCTGCTGCCTGAATAACAATCTCTTTTTGAGAGATTTCGCCAAATGTTTTAAAGACATCCTTCTCGTCCTGAGTCAAAAATTCTAGATGTTGAACAGAACCGCCATGAGATAACACATCTTTCCATACCTCAAGTGTATCTTGACCCTTGCTCTTAAGAAGCTTAGAGAGGTAAGGATTTTTAAAGGTAAATTTGCCCTTGGCAAGGTCCTTGGTAAAGTAATTGCTGTTAAGCGGCTCAATCGAGGGCGACACTTGTCCGAGGATAAATGAACTTGAGGTTGTAGGTGCCACGGCCAAAGTCGTGCTATTACGACGGTTGTATCCAACTAATAATGGAGGTTCTCCGTACATCGTTGCCATCTGGGTAGAGGCGTCGTCGCTCTCACTGCGAAGAGACGAAAAGATTTCAGTATTGAGCAGTTTGGCTTCCATTGATTCAAACGCGATCATCTTACTTTGCAGCAATGAGTGCCAACCGAGGACACCAATTCCGATGGCGCGCTGATTGATTGCGAACTTTCTCGGCGAATCCATAAAGGGAATATCGGCGGTCTTATCAATAAACTCAGTAATCACTGAATCCAAGAAAAGGTTAAGCGTCACGACGGCGTCAGTGTCTTTTAATTCATCCCACCGCTCAAGGTTAATCGATGAAAGACAGCAAACAAACGATTCGTCGGTCGCATTTGACAAAAAGATCTCGGTGCAAAGATTACTATGATTAATCTTGAGCCCTTTGTCCTTGTAAACCTGGGGAGCTGCGTTGTTGGCAGTATCAGTGAAAAACAAGTATGGATAACCAGATTCGAAACGCTTCTTGATGACCTGACCCCAGATCTTACGCTTGTCTTTATCGCCTCCAAGCATACTATTCATCCAATCATCCGTGATAGTAACTCCGATCGATAGGTCCTGAATCGAGTTGCCTTCTCCGCGAATCTTCAAGAATTCCTCGATGTCTCCATGATCGATTGGCAGATAAGCCGCGAATGATCCTCGCCGAACGTTGCCTTGCGAGACAACATTCATTAGCTTGTCATAAAGTTCCATAAAATGGACTGATCCAGTAGATGTTCCGCCTGTCGAGATAGGTGCTCCACGACTACGCAAAGCGCCAAAATATGCTGAGGTGCCACCACCCGATTTGGTCATCATTCCAATTTCGGCAAGCTTATTGCCTACAATTTCCTCAAGGCGATCGTCAATGTAAGAGCCAAAACAAGAGATTGGCAAACCACGCTCACGGCCAAAGTTACTCCAGACTGGTGAAGATAGTGAGAAGAATCCCCGATGCATATAAGATTCAAACTTATCTGCAAATCCAGGAATCTGCAAATATCGTTCCGCTGCCTCAGCAATGTCTCGAATTCGCTGTTCTGGTGTTTCTCCCTCAATTAAATATCCACGCTCTAAAAATTTTTGCGAGTCCTTGTTTAGCCAATAAATTTCCTTGTTACTCATAATCTAAAGTTATATATCATTTTTCTAAAGCCAATTTTGCAGCCTTCCGACGAGCCCATGCTTCACTCATTTTTTTTACTCAATCACCAAATATTGAATCTTCGTCAAAACATTGATTTTTCTTAGAATATTCTACTGGTCTCGACGAGAAAAAATCCGTCATATTGTTTCCAAGTAGCTCTTCATCAAACCAGACAGTCTTTGATAGCAATGTTTGATCTATATCTACAAATGGTGCTGGCATCGAGATTTGTTTCATGGACTCGTTGATACGATTCTTAATAAACTCCTTTAGGATAGGTGCTGACAAGGATTTTTCATCAATTCCATTTACCATCCAATCCACAATCTTACTCTCGGCAGAAAAAGCTTCTTGCGCTGCATCAGCAATACGCTTCTCAAGTTCCTCATCAAACAACTCGGGATGCTCTTGGCGAATGGTATTAATAATTTGAACGCCAACCAATGCATGAATGTTTTCTTCGTTACGAGTATATTTTACCTGCTGATCAGTATCCTTCATAACATTCTTAAAACGAGCAAAGTGATTGATTACATAGAACTGCGAAAAGAGCGAAACATTTTCAACAAAGAGCGTAAAGAGGATGATCGCATACAGATACTGCTTTTTAGAATCCTTATAGAAGCGATGGGTGTATTTGCGAAGGTACTTGACTCGTCCTTGAATCCATTCAAGCTTAAGGTTTTCCTCGAAAATATCCTCTAATTCTAGGACCGAGAGAAGGCGCTCATATGCATTGTTATGAATTACCTCAGTGTTTGCCATAACATAACCAAGATCCTGAAGGGCAGGATGTGGTAGGTTCTCCCCAAGTTTAGCCCAAAACGTTTTTACCGCAACCTCAATTTGTCCAATGGCCGAGAGGGTACGCACAACGATTTCGCGCTCCTGATCGTTAAGTTCTACCTTAAACTGTTGAACGTCACTCTTAAAATTGAATTCTTTGTCGGTCCAAAAACCATTGTGCATTGCCTCAATGAACTGTTCTGTCCATGGATAATAGTTAGGTTTACGACTTATTTGTTCTTCAAAGATGCTGTGTTGTGTGGTATTCATATTGGAAAATGTTTATGCTATGTAGCATATATGTATTATATACAAAAAAGGTGAAGTGTAAATCTTTTTTTACACTTCGTGTGATTCATTCATAGCACGTTTACGTATACTACGAAGTGCACCATTTGTAGAGTCACGTAGCACAATTGTGTGTTTGCTATTATTTTTAGCATAACTATACAGCGCCCTTTGTTGCTCATCTTCCATATTTAGATACTTACTCCAACGTTCAAATTTATTTCGTCCCGTTTCGAAGCGCCTAAAAATATCAGTGGGTACATTAAACAGTCTCCACGTCGCTCCACTTTTAGGATAGTCTGACGCTGGCATTGCAACGTCACCAGTAACTACTTCTTCATTTTTCATTGAGTAATATCGTGTTGAGTTATGAGTACCTTTTGCTTTGTTTTACAATGCGTGGCGCAAAATACATTTATGCCAAAAATATTTCCAACCGGCGCGGAGTTTTCCTCTACAACTATTGCCGTTTTCTTGTAGGCTAATACTTCTCCCGTTAATCTTAATGGCAAGTCTCGTACCAATGTATATGTTCCTGCGCGTAAGCTATTATCTTCAGCGAGATACCAAAAAGACTCTTCAAGCCGCATAGTACGCGGATCAATCCCAGTGGTTTCTTTTAGAGCTTTCGCCAACGCCCTATCAGAAATTCCAGTTTTTTCTTTTATGAGATATAGAGCCGCAAAATATGAAGCAAGTGTAGTTTTACCGAAAGGGAGTACGTTAAGCATTCGCTTAAGGTTAAACACTAGTTTATGAAAAATGTTATACTTACTTTTCTCTTCACTTGTTTCTGGCTTTCTTAATACTTTGCCATCTGCATCTATAAGTCCCATTTTATAGGCTCCAGTTTTTATCCATGGTGTGGTGAGTAGACGCAAAAATCTAAATGCGTAAACTGTGTCTGTTGTGCGTGTTAGGAGTCCCATATTTTTAAATTCTTTGAAGTGTTCGAGCTACGTATAGGTCAATAGGTATATTTATATACTCTCCTTCTGGAATATAATTTAAGTATAGCAAGAAGGTTTTTAATGCGGGCCAGCTGTGTTCATTTACTCGGTTAAAACACATACGAGTTGCAGCTTCAGGATAAAACATATTATGAAATATAATAATATGGTTTAATATTAATCGCTCCTGAAGTATGTTCTTGTCCTGATACTTCTTAAATAATTTTTTAATATACTTTAAATGAGATAGGTCGTCATGAAACTCCTTTATGTCTAAGCAACGGGGGTTGTTATAATGTTTAGCAGCATAGACTAAAAAATTTTTATCATTTAACTCATTTACCAACTGCATAATATAATTTATATCGCTTTTTATTTCGACAATAAATCAGTCACAGTCTGTCCCTTTTCCCAAAATTTGCAACTCCAATAACGAGCTTTCCACTTTGGACCGAGATCAGTATCGCACTGATGCCGGGCACGAAAGTTTTTTAATCTCTCTGGGTCGTCTCGTTTAATTTCTGCCTTTGGATCACCAAATCCAAGTTTAATTACATTGCCCTTTTCGTTGCGTACATAGACATAAAATTTATGTTTTTCGTCAGTACTGCGAAATGGATTATTAAGAGTTACTTGTCGACCATCATACTCAGTCTCTTCAAGCACATATTGCTTAAAACTTTTCATATGATTTGATACCATGCAAGGCTGCCTGTATATTTTGTATTTGTGCCAGTTGATGTAATTGCAACAGTATATGTGTCAGACACTCCAGCTATAGTTCTTCCAAGTTGTAATGCAATATCACCAGCAATAGTTGCACCAACGCTTCCACTATTACTCGTGAAATATCCAGTCTTAACCAACACACCACCAGTGATGGTTGATACACTAGTCGTAAATTCGGTTGTCGCACAATGTGCATGTGTTGCCCATGTAGGAGCGGTGCCAAATGTGGCATTGCGAAGTAAAGCCCATTGATATGATTTATTACTTTCTCCTAGCAATTCAACGTCAGTAGGAATAATTATACCATCAGTTTTGCCTGTAGTCAATCGTATTGAAACTACATTATAAAATAACCCATCCGTGGCAGCAATACGAAGATTGGCATTTGATATATTAGTTGATGCTAATTGGTTGTATGTAATGCTAGTTGGATTAAAACCGCCTTCACTAATTACAGTATTACATATTTGCTTAACATATGGACTGGTTGTTCCAGTGTTGGTCAGCTCATATCTTATAGGCAATACTGCTGTTGTCATATAAGAAGTAGCATTTAAATTATCATTATGAAATGTATGTGCTACCACCATTTTTCCATCGACAATAAAACCACATCGTACATCACCAACACCAAGCCATTCAATATCCATCCAGAAGATATTAGCCTTTGATACATCTAGTGTTCGGCCGCTAGTTCCAGTGCCATTAAACTTATCGCCATTCCAATTTGCTTGTTCAACCGCAAAATCAACTGAGCTACCAGTGCCGGCAGTAACACTGTCCGAGCGCAATACAAGGCGCAATCCACCACCATTACGTGGTGTTACTGCATTAGGCGCACCATTTGTTTGTTCAAGAAATATTCCATTGTCAGCATTAAAATAACCAATCTTTTGTGTAACTGTTTTGGAGTTGGTCAATACAGCTGTGCTAAAAGAAAAACTATACATCAGCAACAATGACTTGCCTGGCTGATATGGAAATACTACATTACTTTGTCGTATCACAGTCCCTGCGCCTGCGGGCGCAGTAAGGTTTACTGCACTTTCATTTTCAACATATGTTGACGCCCCAGTACCAGACAGAGAATTATTCCATTTATTATTTTCGACATAACGATGTTGACTGTCAAATAGTGTATATGGTTCGGCTACTCGGGCACGGCCAAAGCCATCAAATGCAGTTGAAGTAGACGTTGCCGATGAAGTAGCATTGCTGGTAAATCCATTGTCGAGATAATCCTCAATCTTGCGAGAAAGAGTGCGATCTTTGGTATAGTGTGGCATTTTGTTATTTACATTTTAAATTTGTTTGATATAATAATATAAATTCCATTCAATAAAAGCTTCCCAAATATCCTATATAAAACCAGCATCCCGAAGGTTCCGGAACGGATGATTAGATATAGGTTAAGGTGAGATAGGATTAATTTTTTGCAACGTTACTTTTTACCTTTGTAAGAATGCTAGTATCACCTGTTATAACTGCTATAAGAGACTGAAAGGTCGAATTTATAAGATCCTTTTGCGACAGTGATAGAGGCTTATCAGCATCCAACGAACGCATAGCAAGTATAAGTTTAGGAAGATCCTCTTTTGATACAAGTCCAGTTGATGCCAATTGCTTAAAGCGATTCATATCAATTTCTTCGTCGAGGGACTCAGCCTCTTCAGCAACAATGCTTTCAGAAACTTCATAGTCATCATTATCTACCTGTATGTCATACTTGGCATCAATAGACTCATATGCATTATCAATTGACATATAGATTTGTGAAATAATGGCATGAGTTTCGTCGTCAATCTCGTCATATTCAGAGAGGGTGTTATAAATCTCGTCTGCCATTTCACAAATATCTTCTAGAAACGTAAGAGTTTCACCAGTCTTATCGCTTGGTTCAACGTCTTCAGCTTCTCTTAGGCCGCGAAATACTGCTTTCCAGGCGTTGGCTCTCGCTGCGCGATCAACCTTATCTGCTGAGCGAATGGATGCAGTGGTATCAGCATTTAAATATTTTTCCCATGCAGCCTTTATTTGTACTTCAGTATGTGAAGGATACATCTTTTTGTGTTGGGTACTAAAATCATTATAATTAGTGTACACCTTTTCAGTAATGACTGCGTCATTCGACGCTAATATTTCAGATAATTTTTTCATGCGCCTTGAATATATTTATTAAAGTTTTCTTTTAGCTCTACAAGTGAAGAATATGTAGGAGAAGTGAGTGCATATTCATAGAGCGCTCCGGTGTCAATGCAACCAGTAGCAAGTGAAACAATTTTCATGGTGCGAAGAACTTTAAGACTAACTTGCTCCTTAAGTTTATCATTACTTATCATTTCTTCTGTCATCCACTTAAGACCGCGTTTCTTAGCCTCAGCAGCAGCAGCTTTAAGCTCCTTTGCAAACTGATCACCCACGCGAGCGGTTGTCCAGTTTATATTTAACCACATCTTAAGGTGTTTATCATCAAACGTTTCAAAACTACGAGCTTCATTAATTTCAGAAAACTTCCAATTAGGATTTAAATGTTTCAGTAATGCTGGAATTTTCTTATCATTATAAAACGGATCATAATCGGTGCCGGTAACATCAGAATACAATTTTGAGTTCATGTCTTTCAAAGCAATCATTATACTTTGGCCATGACGTAATTGCTTATTTTTACTTTGCACTTTGGTGGCCGCATCAAGTAGATCATCAATGAAACTGATTGAAACGGCTTCTTGTACAGCATCTTCTTTTATTCCCGATCCTTCATTAAAATCGATGCCACGACGTTTAGCTTCCTTCTTGGCTGCCAAGATCTGAGCTCCAAAGACGGCAGATACACTATCATCGGTATCATTTCTTTTGAGCCACTGCTTGAGGTTGGCATCTTTCATCGTGCGGAAATCAACAGTCTCTTCAAGATCAACACCTTCCTTAACATATGTGCCTTTAACTGGAACCCTAGGTTCACTAATGCCACGAGAGTATTGTTTTAAATAGTCTTCGGCATGATCTTTTGCTTCAGCTGGAGTGTTATAAGATGCTTGACCGAGATACATAGTCTTGCCGGCTTTACTAACAACGTGTGGTCTATATCCACCAAATTGTGATTTTTCCGAAGTTGCCATATAATCATTAATGTTAATGGCTTCTTCAAGATCAACACCTTCCTTAACATATGTGCCTTTAATTGGAACCCTAGGCTCACTAATACCACGAGCATATTGATCCAAATAGTTTTCAGCATGGTCCTTAGCTTCAGCTTGAGTGTTATAAGAAGCTGCTGCAAGGTACGCGGTTTTACCGGTGTACCTGTTAGTAATAAGTGGACGATAACCACCAAACTGTGATTTTTCCGAACTACATTTATAATCTGATGGATTAATTTTAAATTGTGTTTTGTTCATATATTTTATTATTTTTTGTCCGGGTGTATCTTTTAGGTATTTATACAATAATGCTTTTGTGCCTTCAAAACCGGCACCATATTCTTCATCTAGTTCCAAATTCATGACCTGCTACCCTTTTCATTTGTGCTGTATATTCTTCAAAGTCTGGCTTTTTAGTATAATATTTAATTGTGCGAGAAGAGTCATCTTTGCCTTTAATTCTCCATTTATGACCGGCTTTTAAATGTTCTGGATCTGTAACTTTTACAACACGACGGTCATAACCCGCTTCCCAGGTTTCAGACTTTTCGTCTAATGCAGTTTCCATAATGTCATGGATAAAAAATTTAACTCCCTTTTCAGATTCAAGTGAGGCACACGTTACGTAGTTTGGACCACGACTTTCAATTGTATATTTGCTGCTATCTCTTTTACAAATTACAACATCACCAACGTTAAAAATTTTACCAGAGATGTAAAGTTCACGCTGTTCACTTAGTGTATCAAATTGTACATGCTTTCTAAAGTTATGGCTTTCTTTAAGTCCCATACCTTTACGAACAGCATTAAAAAGTTCTTTAGCATCGCCAAACGTTTTTGGTAATCCTTTTGCAAACGTTTCGAGATCATTTTCAGCTGCTGCGCTTCTCATTTTACTAGCGCTAACAGCAAATGTACTTGTACCAGTATGAGAGTCAACATCGGGGTCACGCTGACCAGTTGATACTACATTTATGCCATCAGGAAATTTATAATAGCCGTGCGAGCCCTTTATTCCATCATACTTACGCAGCAGGCCTTTAAACTCTTCAACACGGTCACTTCCAACAGCAACCGTAAAACGGGTATATCCCTCGTCATATGTGCTTGTAGCTACGTCAAATATATTTTTAACAGATCGATCGAGTATAATGTTACGCCCATATTGAGGAAACATTTTACGCATAAACTTAATCTTTTCTTCGTAACCAAGTGGATTTTTCTTTGGATCTTCACTTTGAGACGCATATATTCTAAATGGTTTCCCCTTTGCGAGCTTTGCTATAGCCTCAATATTTTCTTCATGCCCCTTTGTAGGGGGGTTAAAGCGACCAAAAGATACTATAATTTCTGAAGTTTTTTCTTCAGTGTACGTTTTAAACGATTTTAATTGAATGCTCATAGTATTATTTTTGACTAAAACGCTTAGTTTCGCGGGCCCGTATTTGAGGTAATAGTTTGGAAGCCATTGCCTGTATAAGATTTTTTCTACTCGCTAGTGCCTTTTCTACTCGTGATCGCGCAGCAAATGAAACTTCCGATTTGTTTTTTCCGCCAAGCAAACGCTTTGCGATTAAGGCACGTGCTGCACGGTTAGCACGTGCCTTTAAGACCGCGAATGATGCCCGGCGCCGTGATGCCTTTATGCGACCAATCTTTATTCGACTCTTAAGTCGCTTCATAATTTGACGACGCTTTAGGCGCTGCTGAAGAGTTAACTCTTCAGCTACCACATCCTCTTTTAACATACTTAAAACTGAGTCACGTGCATTTGTTAAAATACTAATTTTATTAGCGGTTGCTTTGTCAGCATCTTGTTTTTTAAGAGTTTCAATTTCTTTATTAATACGACGCAGTTCTGCGCCCAACTCATATTTTGACATTGTATCATAGACGGACTCTTCTATGTTATGACATTCACAGTCGCATTCGCAGTCTTCTTCTTCACATTCACATTCTGGATCAGTTTCACTTATCATCCAGTCACGTTTACGTTTCTTGTATGCAGTGATCATAATATCGAGCGGATCATAGACATATGAACCGCCCGTGGGGTCAACAGTTAACAAATCTTTTAAACGTAATTCTTTTTTCATATGCAGATTATATATTTATACTTATTTACCCTTATGCTGCGCCCACAGGTCGGCGTCTGTAGTCTTTTGAGTAGGTCCACCCATAATAAAAGAATTTGTCCGCGCGAATGCCCACTGGTGTTGTGAGGCGCCGGGACGATGACCAGTTTTCCATGCAGCCATACCACGATCAAATACTTTTTTAAGAATGCCATAGGCGATTCCCGTTTTTTCTGACTTTTTACGAAGAGCTTCGATCTCTGCCTCGGCAAGAGTTTCATCTTCGTCCATGCCGTATTTGTCTGCATAGGCTTTTGTCCATTTCGAAACTTTTGTTTTTGCGTGGGCATCACCTGGGGCAGGTTTATAAGAGTCAGGATCATCATCTGACAAATCAGCTTGACGATTAAACTGAGCGCGTCTTTTATCAGCAGTGCTGTCTCCTAGTCCACGATAGTAGCCAGAGTTTTCAAGATATGTTTTAAATGACTGTAAGTCGCTCATCTTTCCCATCCTTTGATGATATTTGGATCAAAGTTATTCTTTGAAAAGGTCATTCGGTCGACAAGCTTGACAACGTTTTGTTTTATGTGGTCGTTGATAGCAAAGCCTTCCTGTCCAGACACTCTAAATCCATCAGTGGTGCGCACAAAAGTTGCCATCTTTTTAAGTGTTTCAAGCTTGACCATAATCATAAGCTTTGCCTCAACAATAGCATTTTGTAATGCATAGACTAGTTCTAGGTTTTTCTTGTTTTCGTCAGAGAAAAACTTCAAAAACTCGTCACGCTTTGCAGTTGCACTTGCTTTTCCGGCTTCACTCTTTTTAGACTCAATATCCTTTGCATATTTGTCACCTATCCACTGAAGAAGGTTGCGAACATGTGCAGCAGTGTCTACTATTGTTTCACCTCGACGCACTAGTGTATTATTAAATGTTTCTAATGTTTGTGCAAGAGTTTGATCTGACTCAATCTGACGAAGGGTCGACCCACTTATTTTTTGAAAAATCGTTCCAGCGCGTGTTAGTGCAGCAGACAGAGCAGTTGTTTCTTGTGCTGTTAATGTAGCCTTACCAGACAGGTCACGTATATAGGTATCAGAAAACCACACATTTGGAGTACGTTTAAGCGTACCAGAATCAAATCCATAGGAGGCTCTCATGCTCTCAAACGAGTCTCCGGAGTATTGAGTATGAAACATTACTCCTATTTTTGAGGTCTTTATAGTTTTTGCAAGTGCGCTATCAGCCGGAACTGCATATACAATAGTATTTGGCTGGAAAGTAAGATATTCAACGCCATCAAACTGCTCAACCTTTAAATCTTTTTGAGTGTATGCCAGGTCGCCTTGTAACACCCCCTTAATGCCCAATTTTTTAAACTCGTTATATGCAACTACAAGTTTTTCTGCAAGGTCTCCACTTGTATCTGCTCGAACTTCGCTTTCACTCTTATATACCTTTGGATTTTTATTAAATATTCCCTTTTTAGCTACAAAAAATCGACCGTCTGTTGGGTCAGTTCCAACAAATACTGCTGGGGCGCCGTCAAACTTTGCAGCAACGTCATATGACTGCGCACTGCTTCCGGCTAACATGTCTCTCATGCTGCGTAATGCAATAATTGCTTCACGAGCACCCTTTATTCCGCCATAAAGTACCTGATCCTCAATATGCACCATGTGCAAATTTTTTCCTTCAGAGGACGCTTCGATTAAATGTTGTTTAAATGTAATCATATTAGTTATCATTGGTAATTTCAATACCTTCTTCTCCCAAATTGGATACTGTTAAGTTATGCTTTTTAAGTATTGGTAATTTTTTAAGCATAGCCAGATATATCCGAGACCTTTTTGAATTTGATATTTCAACATTTTTATCATCTTCAGTATCAGTAAGACCACCATGAAAACTAATTGTTAATATTTTTTCTGAATCTTCTTTAAAATATTTTGTAATAAAATCGGTAAGTGTACCATAAATAACCGTTGATAATAGTTTTGTTGGATTTTTTAATGATAACAATTCCTCAGTATCAACTTTAATCCAACTTTCTTGCGTCCAATTTTTGGCCGGTTTTGTTTTTAACAAACGACCGAATGCAATTTTAATTAAATTATTATCTTCCAGCACTGGATCGGCATATTCACTTGTATATTGAACTTTAATGTCGATACCATCAACAGGTATTGAATAAAAAACTTCCTTTGCCTTGAAATTTTTAGGACTTTCAAATGTATACATGCTATCAAATATTTCTGATAGTGTATCCTCTACTAATTTTGATTTGAATTGTTTAAATGTAATCATATTTTGTTATCTTCCTACTGCACGTTTTTGTGCATATTTTAATTTATTTTTAATGTGTTTTTTATATGCGGCAGTATAAAACTTATAACCAATTCCAGGTATAATTTCTTCAATTCCGCGTAATCCACCGCCAGCAAGTGATGGTGCGCTTGATCCTTTCATTGAAACGTTTAGAATTTTACCGTTTTTTAAGAATAATTGAATATCAGTATATGGTTCAGATCCGCTAGACTGTCTACCAGAATATTTTTCGGCATTAATTACTCCCTTTATAGAACTATCACCACTCTTTATGGTTATTGATTGACCTCCATTTTTCTTAACTGCAGCCTTAACAGCGTCTCTAAATGAAGTCTCTTGTCGTTCAGCAGATGTGCCGCCTTCTATAATATATTCTTTAAATGATTTCATACAATTTTTAACTCTTTACCAGTTGAAGATATTTTATCAACGATAACAATTCGTAAATTTGGTTTGTTATTATTTGGATTTACAAATAGCAAAGGATAGCCTTCTTTATTTTTCTTAGAATATGTAATTTTTATATTATTACTGTTATCAATATCTCGCTTACGTATTCTAAAAAAGAAATTTGGAATTTTTTTCATATACTGAGATATTGAATAAAATTCACCATTAATTTTTAATTCACCTGTTTTTTCCAATGTAGATGTTACATCCATTTTACCTATATACATATAGTCAACTGGACCACCCATTTGCTTGTTACCAATTAATATTTTTTTAACATATTCGTCAGGTATGCGTATAAAAATATCTGGAATAAAGTCTGCATTAATTACAGAATTTTCTGCTAATTTTAAATTATCTTTCAAATATTTATTAATAGTTGAATATAACCGTTTCATTAAATCTGGAACAGTTACATTTAAACCAACAAGTCCACCACCAGCAAGTGATGGCGCGCTTTCTCCCTTGTTTGAAATTCCATATTTTTTACCAGTTTGTGTTTCAATAAAAACATCAATATATGGTTCTTGACCGGCTGGACTTAATCCTTCATTCTTATAGGCTGATTTTATATGAATGTTTTTTCCTAATGACGATACAAATACTTTTGAATTTTTATATGCAGCATTATTTAATGCAGCTATCAATCCCAACTCTTGTCTTTCTGAACCTAATCCAGTAGACTTTCCAGCAACTCCTCCAAAATCTTTATCTTTATAAAGGTCTGATAATTTATAAAGTTTTTTATCAAGCTCTATTTGCAATGTAGCGTTTGAAGTGCCATTTACAAATAATCTTAAAGCTGCTTCGGTTAATTTATTTTTACCGTCATACTTTATTATAGAATTACCAATTTTTATTATTACTTTGCCATTACATGCATGCAACTTAGACTTTTCATCCTTTATTTTAAAAGATCCACCATTATTAACACGCTCAACAAAAACAGAAATATTATTTCTTTTTAATAAATCGCTTTTGCTTATTATGGCCATAATATCTATTTATACTCTCTCAACAATGAGCAGCTTTTGAAAAACTGCAAATAGAGTTCAAGTTCGCGCTCGTCTGCTTCCTTTTCCCACGGCGCAAGTTCATAGTCATAGTCTGAGCAGTATATTTTTTTCCAGCGTGCTGCTGAGTGGTTATGTACATAAAAGGATAGTTCTTTACGCACATACTGTTTTAAGTGAACAAATTCATGAGCAAGTGTGGTAAGCATCATATGGTATGATTCGCAATTATCAAGGCGGATTATATAGTCAAAGTCCGGCTCTTCTTCTCCGCAATATCCACAATCACCATATACATTTTCTTTTTTGAGTAAACTTGGAATGCATTGTACCTTTATACGTATTTTACGTACTCGTGGAAGTAACTCCTGTAAATAACTTGCTGATGCTGCACTTAAAAGTTTTTTTAAGCGACGATCTGAGCGCGTCCCATAAATTTTTATCTTTATCATGACTGCTATTACTTATAGACAACTCTGGGGTCTTAATAATTCATCAAGACCCCAGAGACTTAAATTTATAGCAACAGATTATGCGTATGAAGCAATCATTCGAGCAAGGTCGCCATCAGAAACGTCAACTCCAGCAGCAAGTGCTCCTGCAGCCATATTTAAACCGCGAGATAGTTTACGAAGGTTAGCACTTTGAGCGCTTTTACCTTGACGAAGTAGATCGACAACGTGGACGCGTGACTTTTGATCAAGTGTGAGTCCGCCTTCAAGCTTCATATCACCTACAATCTTTTCCATAAAGTCGTAGATTTCTACTTCGGTAGGGTCAATGTTGATAATGAACGCACGTGTACGAAGTGCACCATCTGGATCAAGTTTATCGAGGTTTAGGTTTGAGATAAAGATAATCTTACCAGTAAATTCGAAGTAGCGAGGAATCAATCCTTGATCGAGTATTTCTTCGTCACTCATGTCATCTTCTGGATCGACTACGTTTTTGCCCATCTTGTTCCATACAAGCTTACGAATCTTCTTCGTATCGGTAGCAGCCTTTAGCAGGTTACGAGCCTCTTGATCACCAAGTGCATCATCGCTGTCATCAAAGAAAATAATGTCATTCTTGTATCTAAAGAGAAGTGAATAAAGACCAGCTGCACTTGCGGAACCAGTATTTTTAAAGTATCCATTGCCGTCACGAAGTCCCATGTCAGCTAAGATTTTTTCGGTTGTATGGGTCTTTCCTACGCCGCCTTTGCCGGATACAAAGAGTGCATTTGCTGAACCACTTATAGTAAGTTTAACGAGGTTTTCAAGGTCTTTTAATTGGGCCTCGAATGACAGACGCTCTTTGTCTGCTTCAATTTGTGATACTTCTGGGGAATAGGTATATTTTTCCTTTGCAGCTCCCTTTGAAACAATGCCAGACACAACTCCAATACGAGCCATAATCTTACCCTTTTCAGACTTTATTTGCTTTAAGTCTTTTGCCTTTCCGACCCAAACATACTTGATGCCTTGCTTTTCAATGTAGTTTGGATATGCATGAGAAAGAGCATCAAAAATCTTAACACCAGGGGTGCCATACATGTTATAGATTTTGCTTTTTACAAAGTTTGGGTCAGTCAAATAATCTGCAATTTCATCAAAAATTGCTTCAAAGTCATGTTTGTTTGCTGCTTCATTTAACACTCCTTCATAGAGTGCAACTTCGTCTGGCATTGACATAATTTTTCCAAGTGTGGCAGTGCCTGCACTTATAATATCAGCAATGATTGGTAGAGTTTTTACAAGAGATACGCTCTGGTCAAATTCAATATGAAAAGGAACTTCAGTTTTTCCATTCCAATAATCAACCGACGTTAAGTTATTTAAACCAACAAGTGAGCTTTGCACCCAGTTAAAACGTATACTTTGATTGCGCTTTGTCGTATACAGACGCAATCCGAAACCAGTACCACCCGAATTTGTATATTTTTCTAATCCAGGATATTGGAAAAAGGTAGTTCCAGTCTTCTTCTTAAGATAGCGCTGAATAATAAATGCGGCCTTTTCTACAGATGACGTAGAGAGTGCTTCGGTTAAGTAACTTTTAAATTCGGTTAGTTTTGACATATACGTATATTTATAATAATATTTATTATTATTTATACAATTTACACCTTTATGTCGCTATAGTCTCGACTTTTTCGTTGGCTACTAAATGGGGTGTGCACTGCTGGCGAGGAGTCGCTGTCGTTTGTAATGTTTGCCATTGGATCAGAAATATCATATAGTCTCATTTTTGCCAGGTCAATGCCAACAGTAAATCGTTTATTTGTTGTTGGGTCGTTATAACGATTCTTAAGTTGCTTTACCATAATCTGATTCATCTTATCAAGTTGTTCAGTGCGTATAAATGCAAGCATTAAGTCAGCAGTTGCTGGCAGTCCGAAACTTTCTGAGGTGTCAGTAATTTCGACATCGCTGCTATTAAATCCGCCACGAGTAACTTGAGTCGCACTCCAAATTGGAACGTTAAACTCTACAGCAAGTCCACGAAGTTCCTCAGCAATACTCTTGATAAAGCTATATGTATTAACACTTCCACTCAATCCTTTAATTCGTGAACTTGCACAAATATTAAGATAGTCAACATAGACAATATCAGGCTCAAACTTCTTTTTCAATTTTAGTTCAAGCAGTAGCGCCCTAAAGTGACCGACATGTGCCGCCGCTGTAGGATATTCCTTTACAATTAGTTTGCCGCGAGTGCGTTTAGACACACTGTCTACTCGTGAATGAAATTCATGTTGAGAAAGGTCTTTAATCTTATCAATACGAATATCAAGTAGATTGGCATCAATGCGCTCCGCAATCTTTTCCTCAGCCATTTCAAGTGTAATATAGAGTACGTTTCGTCCTTGAGCAAGGGCTGCAGACGCCATATGACACATGCCCAAACTCTTGCCGCAACCAGTATTATGCGAAGAAACTCCATCAGTATAATACCTGTGATTTTCGTGATCAACTGTGATATCTACAATTGGAATTTGCTGCCCAGTTTTCGTAACGATACCAATTTGATACCCATCTTCAGTTAAGTATTCTTGTTTTTTATGTACGAGATCTTTAGCATATTGCCAACCATCAACAGTTTCAAACAAATGATTTTCATTAACTCGGATAACTTTGCCGCTATTAAGAAGTAGAATATATTCTTCCCACATTCCTTTATCAACAAATGCTGATACTGGAACAAATCCATCTGGAGAATCTACTTCTATAGTGTATCCTTCGTTTAGCAAAGTTTCAACTTCTTTAATTTTAATAGTTTTTTCAGTCATATAAAGGTGTGATTTGTATAAATATAATTTTAGCCGGAACGGGAATCAATCTCATGAAATTTTACTCTCAACTCTATTATAACCTATGTAATGAAAATGTAAATAACAAAATTCATTATTGTAGAGGATCAAACATACATAAACATCATATCATCCCACGACATGCTGGCGGAGGAGAAGACGAGAGTAATTTTACTTATCTTAGTATTAGACATCATATAATTGCCCATTTCTTATTATGGAAAATTCATGGAATGGCTAATGATTTGCGATCAATGCATATGTTGGGGGCAAAGTTAACATACGAACAGCGGAGTATTGTTGGTAAATGGTGTTATGAAAATAAAATAGGAATGTTTTCATTTAGCAAAGAAGAGAAGGCAGAAATTTCACGAAGAAATGGTAAAATGGCAAAAGAAAGAGAAACTGGCATTCATAATCCAGAAAACTTTTCAAAATTTGCTTCACTGGGTGGAAAAGCTTCAATAGTTTCACCTAATAACCCATGGACATATTGGGCCACTCGTGAGGGGAGATCAACTCGAGCAAGTTTGGGGGGAAAATCGCACGTCGGAAAAGTATGGATCCATAAAGATGATGTAATAACACGATGTCTATATAGCGAAATTAGCAAAAAAATAGATGATGGGTGGCAATATGGTATGAAAGACGGCGGCAAGGAATATGTAAATAATGGAGAGAAAACATTTCGTATTCAAACCGAGAAAATATTTGAATTGCTTTTGCGTGGTTGGCAATTAGGAAAGGCACCAAATTACCAACCAGATCGTAAGCGGTCTAAGAAAGAATTTTCTTATGAATCCTTACTCGAATTGGAGTCTCAGGGTGAACACAGCCTGCAAGGATAATGTTTAGTGTTTTACGAGGGATGCCTCCACCAGTAATTGTATTAAACATCTCAAGATCAAATGGGATTTTATCTTCGGTCTTGTGATAAAACTCATATCGCTGATTTATATTTT